CTCCATCGCGATCCTCTCGCGCTCGATCTCGCGTTCCATCTCGATGCGAAGCGCGGATTCCTCGTCGCCCGACGCGCGGACCCGCGCGGCCTCGCGATCTGCCAACGCGTCTGCCATCCTCGTCTCGTTCTCAAACTGGCGGTCGCGGGAGACTTTCTCGAGTTCGCTCAGGATCTTCTCGTTGGCGGCGAACTCGTCCTGATACGCCTTCTTCCGCGCCGCAAGGCGCTTCTCATCGTCCTCGCGCTTCTTGATCGCGATGGCGTTCTCCTCCATCACGCGCTCCATGTACGCGGCGTCTTCGGAAAGCCGAGTCGCTGCGGCGGCGCGTTCGCCAGTGATGCCTTCGATGATCCTGTCGCTGATCGAGCGTCCGACCTTGACTAGCGATCCCGCAATCGGGATCGAGGAAATCATGTCATTGAGCGCCTGTCCGACCGATTTGTCTCCGCTGATTACGTCGGCCAAGTCCTTCAGCATTCGGTCGGCCATCGCGATGCCGACAAGACCTCCGATCATGTTGCCGATCTTCTTGTCGCTGAACTGTCCCGCCAGCGCGCCCCCAAGCGCGCTGCCAGTCTGCTTGCCGAGCGCCTTCCCTGCGGCGCTAGCCGACGCACCGGCGCGCTTCGGCACGTCGCCGAATCCTGCGTCCACCCACTTCGGGATCTCCTTGCGGATGTCCGGGCCGACTTGCTCCTTGACCACCTTCACGATGTTGGTGACGGCTGGCGGCGCGACAATCGCCGCCGGAGTCGGAGCGGAAGTGGCCGCCGAGAACGCCGCCATCGCGCGCTTTCCGGCATCCATGAACCGCGACTCGATGTCGCGGAACTGCGCCTCAAGCGCGTTCATCTCGGCCTGTACGGAGATGTTGAGCGTCCCTGCGTTCATCGTCGTTCAACGTATCGGCGCATCCAGTCGCCGCCTTGATGCTGCGCCGAATCGTGACCCTCGATGGACAGCCGAAGATGCGCGTCGAACTCGCCGCAAGTCAGGTCGAACGGATGGCCAAGACCCGGCGCGGCGCGCGCGATCAGATGCGCCTCGGCGAACACGTCGCGCTCGACGGTGCGTCGAGGCTGCGTCAGTTTCCCGGCGTTGGCTTCGCTTCTTCGGCGGCGATGGCGTCGGTGTTGATTCCAAGCGCCTCAAGCGCGACGTTCGTGGCCTCGCGCGGGGCGACCGACTGGACGAACCGCATGGCCGTATCAACATCGCCGAGCGCCGCAGAGAGGACGCGGATCTGACCGTGGATCGAGTAGCAGTCGAGACACACCGCGTGGACGTTCAACGCGCGGCGGCGCGCGTCGGAAACGAACTCCGCAGCCTCCGCGCCGCGCAGTCCGGCCAAGGCCGCGTCCCCGGCTGCGGCCTTGGCGCTCTCGGTCGCGAAGTCCTCCGACAGCGCAAGGCGCTGCCGCACCGTCAGCGGCTTGACCAAGTAGAACTGACCACCTGCCGCGATCTCCCATTGTGCCGTGCGAATCATCCGTTGAGCCTCCTCATGCGTTCGAGAAATCCATCCGCTCCCGTCGCGACCACCGCGACATCCGACGCGCGCCGAGCCTGTACAGACGCGATCTCAACGACCGTGCGCCTGTCTGCCGCCAGCGCGAAGTTCACAGCCTGTTCTTCCGTGATCCGGCCCGGATTGATCCGGCGAGAACGGACAACACCATCGCGGTACGCGATGGTGATGACCCAGTCCGAATCGGACGGAGCGAATACCTCTGTCACCTGTGCCGGGATCGTCATGCGTCAGACCAGCCAAGAAATCACGGGGGCCGTGCCGTCGCCGTTGCTGAAGTTGCAAGTCAGCGTCGAGTCGCCAGTCTTGTCCACGTTGAACGCGAAGCCGTTGAAGATGCAGTTGGCGCTGATCTTCGCGTCACTGGTTGTGGTTCCGTCGAAGAGGTTCAGCGTGAGCGCGGCGGTTGCGGTCTGAAGGAAGACGCAACTGGTCGCCGCGCTGGTCGTAGCCGTGCCGACGCCCGGAACGCCCGTGAGCGAGCCAGTGAGGTCGAGCATTCCGAGCCGACGCCGCCGCCCGGTGTCGCTGAAGCCAGTGGTGTCGCTCTCGACGCGCTCGAGCGTCGCCGCGAAGGTGCGGACTTGAATGACTTCGCCGCCAGCCGGGAGAGTCACTGATCCGTCGTTGCCGCAAAGGTAGGTGCTGATAGGCATGGTCTATTCCTCAGGTGTCGAAGGCAAAAGCCCGGTACTCCACAACAATCGTCCAACCGTCATCCGCGAATGACGGCGCTCCCGTCGATGTCAGGACGAACTTGCATCGGTCGAACCCGGTAGGCGAGGTGGACGTCGAGAGCGCGGTCGCAAGCGCGGCGGTCGCCGTGTGGATGTCCTGCGTCCCGCTGTTGCCGAAGTAGAACGTGAAGGCGAAGTCCACGACGTAGCGCGTGGCCGTGTTGTACGGCTGGACGTCGATGTTGGTAGCGCGGTAGACAAGCAGCGGGAGCGCGGCGTTCGCCGGACCCGCATCGAGGTAGATGCGCTGGCCAACGACGTTGGTCAGGCTCGACGTGGCGAACAGGCGCGACTTGAGCGCGTCGAGAATCGCTTGCATCACGGCCTCCCCATGCGCTTGGCGACGGCTTCCGACACGATGCCTTCTACCTCGCCCTGCATCGCGGCGATGACGGGCCGGATATACGGACGGGCTGCGATTCTCGCGCGCGTGCTGCCGAACTCAAGCGCGGCGGCGTACTTCAGATTCGATCCGACCGTCAGCACAAGCGCGCTGCCAGTTCGATTCAGAGACGCAAATCCTTCGTTCTTCGTCGTGGTCGATCCAATGTTGGCGTTGGAAACGACCGTCCACGACGCACGCAGTCGGCCAGTGTTCGCCGCCGGAGGATTGCCGGGAGCAGAGGCGACGTGCCATCCCTTCGCGCGCGCGTTGCGGCCCTTCTTCTTCCCCTTCGCGACTCGGTAGCGCCGCCCGGTTCCCGGCTTCGACAACTGGTCGCGGATCAACTTTGACAGCACCACGGAGACGCCGACCATGCCCTGAGCCACGCCATCGTCAACCCGGCGCGTGACCTCGCCGGGACCGCCGCCAGTCCACTGGAACGAGGTCACAGCGACACCTCCGGCTCGATCTCCACGCACTCGATCTCGGTGTGGTTCAAGTGCGGCGCGGCCCCGGTGTCGCCAAGCAAGCCCGGATTCGTGACGCCCGTCACGCGCCACGTCTTCACGTTCGCCGTGCCAGCGATCCGGTCGTGGATCTCGTCATCGACCTCCACGTCCGCGCAGCCCTCGACGTAGATCGTCGTGGCCGTGCGCCCGTTCATCCGGCCCTGCGCCACGTCGCTCGACTGCGACCCCGGCTGAACGAAGCCCGTCACGGTGAACTCGCGCGCGTACGAGCGCGACACCTGACCGTCCGCGCCGACCGCGACCGCCGGACGGTAGACGAACAGGCAGCGCCCGAACTGGGCGATGATGCCGCCAATGCTCAACGAATCCTCCGGTACTGCGCGAGGAGGTCGCGGATCTCCTGCTGCTGCTCCGCTGCCGCGCGGCGGCTGTAGGAGTACCCGCCAAGGCTCTCGCTGGCGATCCCCATGTCTCGCGTCCTGTCGCGGTAGATGCGCAGCGACCGTCAGCGTGGCTTGCACGATGTCGTAGGGGATCGTCGCGTAGCCGCCCGTGTAGTCCACCAGCACCGACTGATACCCGGACAGCGAGTCGCCGTAGATGATGCCGCGCTCGGCGTCGAGTCCGTAGTCCGACAGCGAGTACACCCATCCTTGCAACAGGCAACCCGAGATCCGCAGATCCCGACCCACCACGCCATCGAGGTACATGGACGGGATGTTGAGGTTGGCCGTGGCGCGGAACCCCGCCACGGCGTTGATGGCCGTGGCCAGTTCGTTCGTCGTGTCGTAGGTGGTCAGCGACAGCGTCGTGATCGTCTCCGTGCCGCCACTGGTGCGTCGGTTGAGGTAGATGGACGTGGAGTCGTTCGAGATCGACGCGAAGGCATCGCTTTGGTCGATGCTGTAGACGCTCAGCACCGTTTGCTTGAGCGCCCCGACGAAATACACCTTCTCG